AGTCTCAGCCACGGGCTGATCAGAAGACGCCACGGGCGTCTCCTGGATGACCTGTTCTTCCATTTTTAGGATTTAGTGGACTCTTCTACTTTAGTATCTTTTGTCTTACGTGCTGTTTTCTTGGTAGGAGCTGCTTCCTTCTTTGCAGGAGGATTAATCTCTTCAAATCGAAGTCCCATGGGGAGCAAAAGATATTACGCCCCTACTGTACCGCTAGCTTCATTTTCTGCCGCTGTAGGCAAAATTTCGCCTTGCACCAGCATGTCGCGGAACTCTTCGCGATCAATAATGCTGTCTTGAAACAGTTGAGCCATTGCCGTAATGTCTTGACCAATAAGACGCTGAAGGTCAAAGTCACGGCTGATCTTCACTTCAGGTGGCTCAATACCTAAATAATTAGCAGCCAAGTTGTAAGCCTTTTGCAAACCTGACTCCAGATCCATAGAAACCATCGACAACATTGAGTTAGTGTCGATACGGTCTAATCGTCGTGCGTCAGCTGATTCAGCTACGAATTTTTGTTGGCTAAGCGTACTGATGCCCAACGTCGCCATTTGTTGCTGTAACTCTTGGATCTCCGCAGATTGCGCTTCAAAAGCACTAGCGGCAGGCTCCACGTAATAGACCTTGTTCCCCGGCTGTGTCGCCATCGCATAGTTCACACTCACAGCCATGTCCTTAGTCTGGTCGTCCCAGCCCTCAAGTACTAACATCGGTTGTGATGCGATATGCAGGCTATGGATTAAATCAGCCTGACGCTGGAAATGAGCAAGATTTAGATGAGCAATGTCCAATAACGGTGGACGACTTGTCATCGTGTCCGTCTTGTTCGCGTAGATCGTGACCAAGGGGACTTGATCAAGTGAATACGGCCCAGATTCAATAAGCTCATACTCCGCCGTAGCGTCTGATTGGTCAAACGAAGAGGGATATGGGAAGTTCCCTTGCATCGCTTTGTTTTGCTCTTCTTGCCGATAGATGCGATAACGACCCGGCTCAATGACACGAATTTGGTCATACACCTTTTCCCCGAACTCACCGTCAGGCACAACGGCTTTTTCGCCAATACGCACTTGCGTCAGGTTGCCGTAATTTGATTCCCGATCCAAACGCCAGCCATAAACTTTGGTTGGATCAACCTCAATCCAATATGGACGACGGTTTAATGCACGTTCTTCTGCAAGGCTTCGGGCTTCTGTTGGAGCGGGAAAATCAACCAACGTATGGCAATGGCCATAGGTCAGCGCACAAATCACCAAACGACGTGCATACTCGTCCAGGTCTGAACCGCAGCCGTCAACGTCTTTATTGAAGACTTCTGTCCAATATGGATCGCCAACAATATTAATTGGCTTCCGCAAAATCAAACCTGCTGCCGCTCGAATTAACCGTTGGGTATACGGCGTAAATACAGCACGATTTACACGTGCTAGATACGCGGAATAATCTTCGCGAGGCTCTAATGGTAAAAATGCTTCGCTGTTATCACGCAAATACTCAGTGCCAGAGACCACGGCTTTCATGATTTCCCAGCTTTTCATCTGGTCAATCACTGCCCGTGTTCGGACAAATGGACTGTCAACACTCCCCATGTAGGAGCTGCTGACCAAATGGGTCCGAACGAGCCCTGGAACGGAGTAAGTCATGTCATTATTTTAACCATTGATTAGTTGTTGCAACCCCATCTCCTTCGAGCAGCTTTGCCTCGTTCTCCAGTCCAGCTTTTGCTGCGAGCACAAAAAGATTTCTTACGTGCTGCTTCTTTTTTGGTTTTAGGTTTGCCAGTAACAGGTGCTTTTAAATTTGAGCCGGTTTCTTTATTGTATTTAGCCCTGCCTTTTGCAGTTAGCCCAGCACCTTTGCTTGCTGGAAGTTTTTCACCCCGGCCAACGCTAAGATTTGGCCCTTTTTTACGCTTTTTCTTTTCAGCCATGATAAGCAACAACGACATGTGGTGTAAAAGAAACCGTGCCAGATGCAATGGACGCAATCCGCATCCGGATTAACGTGGCAGCTTTGCCGGTATAAAAATAAACGTATTGTCCAGCCTCATTGATGGTTTTACTAACATCAACCGTAAACCAGTTGCCGTTGCCGTTAAAGTTTGCTTCTAATGCAAGTTGAAAGTTGCCAGAACTGGTAACATTCGCAGCGAAAGAGTATTCACTCGAATGTGCATGGACTTGAAACCAGTCATCAACTGAAGTCATAACGTTGCCGGTGTACTCGACCGTGTTTGTAAAACGGTCAATTTCGCTGGGGCCAACATCAGCCATTAGCTTTTACCTTTGGGTTTACGGCGTTTATGCTGATAGCTTATCTTCTTTGAACCGGTTTTTTCACGCTTAAACCGAGCTTTTTCTGCGGCTGTCATCTCTCCTGTTGTTTTAGGCGTCTTGGATGACACGCGCTTTGATGGTCGGCACGCTGGATATGCTCTGTCTTCCCCTTTGGAGCGGCCACAAGGCTTTCCGGTCTTTACATCGACCCATTTCTCGTCAAACCAACGGCTAAGACCACCCTTAGCTTTGCTGGTCTTACTTGGTTTTTTTGGCTTTTTTCGTTCCGCCATCACTCACTTTTTCATAGGTGCCGCCACGCTTCTTATATTCCCGCACCAGCCACGCATTGGCATAGGCACTGGGATATACAGCGAATTTACGCTTGGCAGCCGCTTTCACACGGCTATAAAGCGCCTTATTTGTGGGCTCATTTCTAGTCGCCACAGGTGCAACGCATTTTTTTAGAGCCCTTCTTCATGCCCTTTTTCTTCTTGGGGGGACGGCCTTTCTGAGTGCCGTATGTTCCTGGACCCTTGGGCATGACAGATGGGCGATAGGGTCGCTCCAGTCTAACGCTTACTTTTTCTTCTTACTAGCAGTCTTCTTCTTGCTCTTACGAACAGCCTTCATATAGCCCTCGCATCGCTTCATCCCGGCGCTTTTCTTGTCAGCCATCTCGATAAGTAATAACTAATGGCCTAGTCTAGGCTCTCGTGCCAACAAACAACAACATTGAAGTGTCCAAAGTGCGGATCGTTCAGAGTGCGTGTCGTCACAACAAAAACGACTGTTGAAGGGCCTTACGAGAAAGTGCGTCGTCGGGTTTGCACTAGCTGCGATCACAGGTGGTACACCGCTCAGGAGCCAGAAGTAAACATTGGCCCCTACCTGCATTGGGTTGGTGATCAAGTCAGAGTGCCAACTTGATGCCAAAACACCTTCTCAATACAGCCGATAAGACGTTTTCCCCATCGTCTCCGGCTTTGCTAAATTAAACTGTTGTAAAACTAAATAACCGAATGCGTCAAAGGCGTGGTCCACCCCCAAATTCTTATTTGGGAGCCCTGTTCCAGGTGCATACGTCAATGTTCGCAATGACTTGATTAAGTTTTTGCACCTCGGATGCACTACCGTCCTTCGCGCTCCAGATGCATCCATTAATGCGGTGTTGACCGCTGTGATCTTGTCGCGGATTTTCCATGCTGCCCTTGGTGATTGGACCGTAAATCCACTGCGTCGCAAAATTGCATGGTCTGTTACGCCTACTCCGCTTGTTTTTCGTGCTCCGCCCGTTGGGTCTGGACACGCAATAATCCTTCGATCCACACCGTATCTACGTGTAACTTCTTCCGCAAAATCCCAGGTTGTTGCACCGCCAGTCAACATAATCTCGTCGAACACATATAACGTCTCCCCATCCTTGACCGCGCAAATGCCGCTCATTGGGTCAACGTTAAAATCAACCCCAAGCAACAATGGCTGGATACTGATGTCTCGCGCTTCTTGAGAGATGTTCTCATCACTAAAGCTGATGGCAACAAGGCCCGTAAGATTCTCGAAGCTCGCCTCAAATTCTTGACGGAATGTCCTCGTGTCAAGTTGGGCGCGGGCTGCCTCAACCTCATGCTTACTAACATTCCCTCCATCAATCGTCGTATAACTCCAGCGTTCCCATAATCCTGTTTCGTCCTCTGGTACATAACACCACAAGTCATAAAACCAACTAGCGGTGCCGTCTGGCGTTGAAATAAATAATGCCCACCCCTCCTTATCCGCTAACGCAGGTCGAATCACCTCAAACCATACGTCCGAACTCATAAAGG